TCAATCAATGTTTGTTGAGGTACCAATTCGGAACGGCAAGTGCAAATACTACTGGCAAGATAAACGGATATGAAAGCAATCCTTGAATTTAATCTACCTGACGAAGAGCAGGAGTTTATGGAAGCGGTCAACGGTGGGATGTACAAGCACGTTATCTGGAAACTTGACCAAGACCTGCGAGGCAAGTTGAAGTACGAACCACTAACCGACTGCGAATACAAGTGTTACGAGAGGGTAAGGAAAGACCTGCACAACTACTTGCGTGCAAACAACCTTGACATTGAATGAAAACACAAATCCAAGAGCTGATGGCTCTTTATCATCTGCTTGATGAAGTCGGTCAAATCATTGACTCGGAGAATAGCGGCCTATCAGCGGAACAGAGGTTGAACGAGATTGATATTACAATTAGAAATTATTTCAAGAATGACGCCAGTTGAAGAGTTGTTTCAGTTGCTTTGGGATACGCCAAAGGATAAGTTGACGTGGTTTGCAATCAAGAATCGGATGCTACAAAAGGAGAAACTACATATGAGCGAGGCGTACTACAATGCGTTTGTCAATGCCACCAAAGGAGTTGACCAAGAGTTTGAAGATTACCAAAAAGAAACCTTTAACACCAAAGAGAAATGAAAAACTGGATAGTAAAAGACGAGGACTACGGTAAGATTCAAGAGCAGTCGCAGTTCCTACAGACGCTTCAAGAAATGATTTACGACCTATGTCAACAAAAGAAGGATGATATTAATATTGGATTTGAACTTGGGATGATATGGTCAATGATAATGGACCAGGACAAGAAGTATGTTGATATTTTTTATTCAATTTATGAAACCAACAAAGAATGAAAGACCAATTTATGCGGATAGCAATGGCCCGGTTAAAGTCCATCTATCCTTTCAAGCCACAACGCAGGGCAGTTGCAGCGAAGATGTGGGTACGGTTTACTCATAAGAAGTTAAACGAGGATATTTTATCTTGGCGTGAAGAAGAGGATGCTTTAAACCGCAGGATGGATATCATTGGGCAAAATGGAAATGAAGGAAATCACTATGAAAAACCACACTAAGGTTTACCTGAAGGCAATGGGATTGTCACCCGTTGAGTTTATCCCTTGTGAGGTCTGCAACAGGCGAGCCGTAGATATCCATCATATTGAACCTCGTGGTATGGGCGGCAGTAAACTTATGGACATCCCGGAGAACTTAATGGCCTTGTGCCGGGAATGTCACCACGAAGCAGACTTTGGTGTTGAATTGTCAAAGGACTTCTTAAAAGCCGTACACCTTAAAAAGCTGAATAAATGATTCACATCATAACACCGTGTTCCCGTCCGGAGAACCTTTCAACAATCAAACAAACCATACCGGAGGAATGCACCTGGACGGTGGTCGTTGATGAGAAAGCAACAGGCGATTTCCCAAATGGAATTACTTACCTACGTCCTAACGTATCCGGTAGTTGGGGACACCCGCTACGTAATGTAGGAATGGAGTTTATATTGGCTCTAAAGGCCAAGAGAGGCGATTACATCTACTTTCTTGATGATGACAATATAATTCACCCTGATTGGTACGAAGCCGTTAAAAACGAATCCTATCCGTTTATCACTTGGGGACAGGTATTCAAGAATGGCCAACCAAGACTCCACCCAACAAAGGAACCAAGAGTCGGTACAATCGATACTGCTTCTTTTATGGTTCGCTGCGATGCAATCGGAGACGTGAGGTTTGGAACAGAATACGAAGCGGATGGATTGTTTGCTCAACAGATGGCTAAGTGGAACGTCAAGACCATCGATGCCTATCTTTGTTATTATAATTATCTAAGATGAAAGTATTATGTATTGGTGACCCGGACTCCGGGGTTGTTTACCACCGCATCTATAAGCCCTTCACTCTACTCAAGGAGAAAGGGCTTTTGGACTTTCAGATAATCAACTACAAGCAGCCCATCCCCGAGGCCGATTGGGAAGGAGTCACGCACGTTATCTTTTCTCGTGCGCTTCCCTTCTCCGGTGAATCCTTTGCTAACTTCTTTGCGATTTGTAAAGCAACAGGCAAAAAAGTAATCATCGACAATGACGATTGGTGGCACCTGGCATTAGACCACCCCTCAAAAGCAACATACGATAAAGCAAACTTATCAGGAAGGATTGTAAACTCGATGTACTTTGCAGACGAGGTGTGGACTACTCAAAAGTATTTAGCCGACAAGATTAAGAAGGTAAATAGAAACGTACACATAATCCCAAACGGATTAGACCCCGCAGACCCGCAATGGCAGATTACCCGCCAAGAAGCAGACGAAGTACGATTTGGTTACGTAGCCGGTATATCCCACCTTCCCGACCTGGTACAAAACAAGATTGACCTTTCGCCTTACGAATCCTACGTGGCCGACATTGGAGGTTACCCACAAGCTGCAAAAGCAAGATTCGCACTTCAAACACAATCACCAAACGAATACGGAAAACTATACCAGGCATTTGATGTTGCCTTATCTCCATTAATCCCAAGTGAGTTCAACAGATGCAAATCAAACCTAAAGATGGTAGAAGCAGGGTTTGCGGGTTGTGCGTTAATTGTAAGTGATGTGGCACCATACTCGCAACACCTGAATAAAAATAATTGCATTGCCGTAAAGCATAAAGGAGATTGGGCAGCTGCTATCAAGTACCTACACGATAACCCAAACAAAGCCGGAGACATCGCTTTAACACTTCACGAAGAGATGACCACCAACTTCAATATCCACGACTTCAACGACATCCGTTTTGAACGGTTGCAAAAAATGCAACAACTGAAATGAAAAAAGTAAACATTGAAACCGTACTTCCGAATCCGACTAACCCACGGATTATTAAGGACGATAAGTTTAAGAAGCTTGTAAAGTCCATCCAGGAGTTCCCGCAGATGCTTGAGCTGCGTCCTATCGTTGTGGATGCAAATATGGTAGTCCTTGGCGGCAATATGCGATTAAAGGCGTGCAAAGCCGCAGGACTTAAAGAAGTGCCGATTGTTATTGCCGATAACCTAACGGAGGAGCAACAGGCGGAATTCATAATCAAAGACAATGTCGGGTTTGGTGAATGGGACTGGGACTTATTAGCGAACGAATGGGATGCTGCCTCAATTACCGATTGGGGACTTGATATTGGTGGCTTCGACTTAAAGGCAGAAGAATTTAACGAGGAGTTCTCTTTGCCAGATGGGGATAAGTCCCCGTTCCAACAAATGACCTTCACCCTTGCGGATGAGCAGGCCGAGCAGATAAAGAATGCAATCGTAGATATTAAAGCAACAGACGATTACAAATACTGCGAAACCTTCGGGAATGAGAATAGCAATGGTAATGCACTCTACTTAATTATTATGCAATGGGCAGAGCAAAAGAAATAATCGTTAAGGTAATACCCGCCAAGATTGCTAACGAGTTTGTTAAGAAGCACCACTACTCTGGAAAGGTTGTACCAAACAGTACCCTACACTTTGGTTGTTTTTTAGATGACAAGTTGCACGGGGTATTGAGTTACGGCCCAAGTATTAACAAGAATGGAACCATCAACCTTGTTAAGAACACCGGCTGGAATGAGTTTATAGAACTTAACCGTATGGCCTTTGATGATTACCTACCCAAGTACTCAGAGAGCCGATGTATTGCAATCAGCATACGATTAATAAAAAAGAACGCACCGCACATTAAGTGGGTCATCAGTTTTAGTGATGGTACTCAATGCGGTGATGGTACTATTTATAGGGCAAGCGGGTTTAAGTTAGTTGGGATAGCGAGCAATGCAGGAATATGTAAAATAAATGGGCAGGTATCGCATATTAAAAAAACCTACGATATGGGCTTAACAAGTTCCTTTCTTAAAAAAAGCGACATACCAAAACTAAAAGAGCGTGGCTATGAAGTTGAGCTATTAACTGGCTACCAATTAAAATATGTTTATTTAATTGATAAGGGTTGCGAATTAGCACAACCCGTAATACCTTTTGAGAAAATAGATGAATTGGGCGCAGGTATGTATAAGGGTAAAAAAATAACCCTCCAAGAAAGGAGGGCTACTTTGAGCGAGGAGGTCGATTCGAACGCCACTTCTTAATTGGAGTATTAAGCGTGCAACCATTACACTTTCCTCGCAGGTGAAACAAATATAAAACAAATATATGGTATGGACAAAACTGTACAACATAAAAAGGCAATGCTCGATGCATTAGAAAAATCCCTCGGAGTTGTAACCTCGGCCTGCAAGACGGTAGGTATTGGCAGAACTACGCATTACCTTTGGATGGATAGCGACTCGGAATACAAAGCAGCAGTCGAATCATTATCAGACGTTGCGCTTGACTTTGCGGAAAGCCAACTACATAAACAAATCAAGGACGGCAATTCAACCGCAACAATCTTTTTCCTAAAAACAAAAGGCAAGAAGCGGGGTTATGTAGAACGGCAGGAGTTAGACGTATCTACGGGCAAGATGTTTCAAATAGAAGTTCTTGGCAACGATACAGACCAATAAGGTATTTAACCACCTAATCAAAAGCGATAAGCGTATTATCGTTGAGCAAGGCGGTACTCGGAGTGGGAAAACTTACAATATCCTGCTCTGGCTTATTTTCTATTACACGGAACGCAATACGGATAAAACGATAACCATTTGCCGTAAGTCGTTCCCTTCCCTGCGTGCTTCGGTAATGCGGGACTTCTTTGATATTCTCCGTAACCACGACTTGTACCGGGAGGACTACCATAACAAGTCCAGCCACGAGTACCACCTTAACGGTAACCTTGTTGAGTTTATATCCCTTGACCAACCGCAAAAGATTCGGGGCCGCAAACGGAACCTGCTTTATATCAACGAGGCAAACGAATTGTTTTACGAAGATTGGCAGCAGCTTATATTTCGTACTGATGGGCGCATTATCCTTGACTACAACCCTTCCGAATCTTTCCATTGGATTTACGATAGGGTAATACCTCGTGAGGATTGCGACTTTTACCAAACCACCTACCGGGATAACCCATTCCTTGACCAACAGATTAAGAATGAAATCGAACGCCTAAAAGAAACCGATGAGGACTATTGGCGTATCTACGGCCTTGGTGAGCGTGGTATGTCACGTGCCACTATCTTTCAATTCGGAACTTCTGAAATCCCACAAGAAGCAAAACTTATTAGTTATGGACTTGACTTTGGTTACACCAACGACCCCAGCGCACTTGTGGCAGTCTACACACACGGGGATAACCTTTACCTGGACGAGTTGCTCTACCGGACGGGGATGACCAACCGTGACCTTCATCACCACCTGCAATCGTTAGGACTTGACCGCAGGGATGAAATCTTTGCGGATAGTGCCGAACCGAAATCAATCGAAGAGCTGCACCGGTTCGGTTGGAACATTAAACCCACGGCCAAAGGTCAGGACTCTATTAACGCAGGTATTGATATACTGAAGCGGCACAAGATATTTGCAACCTCACGGAGCAACAATCTAATTAAAGAATTGCAGAACTACAAATGGACGGAGGACAAGAACGGCAACTTACTTAACAAACCCATTGACGTAATGAATCACGCACTCGATGCCAGCCGTTATGCCGTCTATAATAAACTTTCTAAACCAAACTACGGTAGGTATTCTATCCGTTGAGTTATTTACGTATGGAACTTAAATTAGTAGTACCAACCTCGCTTGACGAAATCACGCTAGACCAATATCAGCGCTTTGCTCGTATTGAAGGTGAGGGAGAATTCAAGCAAATGAAGATGCTCGAAATCTTCTGCAATGTTCCATTTAGTGACCTGCCGAACGTCCGCCTGGTGGATGCGGTCAACGTCCTAAATACATTGGCCAAGACCCTATCCGAAAAGCCAGGTCTTACCAAGTTCATTGAATTGAACGGAACCAAGTACGGATTCATTCCCGCTCTAAACGAAATCTCGTTAGGGGAGTTTGTAGACTTGGACAGTTATATTTCAGATTGGGCAACAATGCACAAGGCAATGTCTGTATTGTACCGCCCGGTAACAAAAGAGAAGGGAGAACGCTACGATATTGAACCATACACGGCAACAGACGAGCGAGACGAGATAATGAAAGAGATGC